CTTACTTGAAACTGACTTTCGTCGTCCTTAGACAACCCGTACCGGGACTCGATAAATGCCCATGTGTCATCTCCCGGCCAGTTCGCCAGGATGCCCGTAGACTCCACTGTTCGACGACCACTCGGAGGTGTCAATCGATAACGCTCTGGAACGAGACGCATAACAGCAGACATGTACACACGTAAGAACGGCATGAACTTGTACGCAGCAAAGGAGTTCAGTGTGCCTGCGAGGTTCTCCCACCGCGAAACACAACCGACAGCGCTTATGGTCCAACCGAGACTGGCAATGAGCTTGCCTATCTTCGGTGCCCAGTATATCGCGCCGTCAACCGGCACGAAATACCCGCTTAGAAATGTGACATCAGATTGCTCCTGTGTCACCTTCAACTCCAATACATACCCCAGTGATTTCTTCAACTCACTGGCAATCGCATCCCGAACATCACCCAACGAGCGCCCTTGAGAGCGGTACTCGTGGAAAAGATTTGTCGTAGTAAATGCGATCATGTCGGTGCACGTGGTATTACCAATGAAAGTATCGTTATCACCAGAGCGCACGCGGTACGGGTGCGAAAAACGCACGCCGGTCCGGCTCTTTGCACTAGTGAAACGCTGGCCCTCCTTGTAGATATCCATGATGCTCCGAGGAATGTTAGCAACACCGCCACAGACTGACTCGTACACTCTCCATTTAAGGCCATGAAAACCCTTATTCATGTGGGAATCATGGCGCGACCCATCTGCCTCGATGAAAATCACGCCAAGTTCCGAATCCCACACAATGATGATTTGATCATCACCCGAGAGTGCTCGCCCACCGAACTTACATGCGGTGGCGAACCACGAGCCCAGCTGCGCTGAGGTGGTCGACGATGCGTAAAAGACGTCATTGTTGTAACCAAGTCGTGCCTTTATGGCTTTCGCAACGGCGAGAGTCCACGGCCCTGTGATAACGTTCCACCAGTCTGACGCACCGCAAATGCAGCGCGGATCGTATGGCTTGCGTTTCCAGATCTTTTCGACCTTGTTAAACACATCACGTTCGAGAATCTCCGCCATCGAAACCGAGTCTTGTTCAAGCTGGCTGCGCGCAAAATTGTGCGCTAGCTGCTGAGACCCCGGGAATCGGGCATTCCATTCGTCGTAGCTTACGTGAATGACGTCAAAGACGTACTTTGCAAAGTCATCGAGGTACGCCTGCGCGTATCGTTCGAAGACTAACTCATCTTCCTGAGGGACGAGTGCACACTGACGATTGTGTGCTGCCGTCAACATGTTTTGTTGGCAACTAACCGCCACTGACGGGATAGCGTAGCCAAAAAC